AAGGCATGCTGCAGAGCCTGCTGCAGCCCTTCCTGCGCAAGTACCACCCCTGCACGGTTGAGCCGGTGCGGAGCAACATGCAGAAGGAACGGCGCATCATCAATGCGCTGGAGCCGGTGATGAACCAGCACCGCCTGGTGGTCAACCGCTCAGTCATTGAGCGCGACAGCCGCAGCAGGGACGACGAGTCGATTGAAACAGCGCTGGCCTACCAGTTGTTCCATCAACTGACGCATATTACGGTCGAAAGAAATTGCTTGCAGCATGACGACCGCCTCGACGCCCTGGCGGGGGCTATTCAGTACTGGAATGAGTCGCTGGCTATTGATGAAGATCGAGCAATTAAGGAGCGCCAAGCTGAGCTATGGGACCTCGAAATGGAAGCGTATATGGGAAACATTCAGGGGGCGTTGGACGCAAAGGTATTGGGGATACCCTTGGATCAGATGGGACGCTCAGATGCAGAAGAGTGGATCCAGCTCGCAGGTCGCTAAGCCAAAGCCTTACGTCGTGCGGCTGCCTTCCGGTTTCCTGGGAGAGTGGGGTGGCATGGCCAAAGGCGGCTACCAGACAGTCGTGCTGGCCAAGAGCGCAGAGGATGCGTTTGAAGTAGCCAGCCTGTGCGACTGCTGGGAGCAGCTACCGTTCGACGTCGAAGGCTGTCAGGTATTTCCGAAGGATCCGTATGCGCGATGAAAGCGATTGGCCAGGGTTGGATGAATCAATCCTGAGGCGTCTCGACGAGCAGTACCCGGAGAAATGTCCAGAAGCGGACTGGACTGATCGGCAGATATGGATTTATGTGGGGCAACGCAGTGTGGTTCGCATGTTGCGTGCCGTTTATTCTGAGCAAATCAACGAGGAGTAACCATGTGCGGCGGTGGCGGCGGTAGTAGCAGAAGCAGCGACAGAAATGCGCAGCGTCGCCATGAAGAGCAGATGGCTTTGCAGCGTGAGCAGATGGCTGAGCAAAAGCGTCAGTTTGAGCTGCAGCTTCAGCAACAGCAACAGCGCTACGAAGAGCAGCGTGCAGCTGCAATGGCTGCGCCAGCTCCTGCGCCTAACCCGATTGCGGAAACTACAGCGCGGTCTGCGCCTACAGCAGCCGCTGCTGCACCTGCAGCGCCAACAGCTGCTGCCGCCGCACCTGTGCCGCCACCGCCTTCGGCAACAGATCCTTTGTACGCCCCTAACGAAACAGCAGGTGGCGGGATGGAACAGCAGCAAACATTGGCTATTGCACCTCGCGCACGGCGCTCAGGCATGGGCCGCCGTCGCTTCCGCACCAGCGTTGCGGGCGGTGCAGGCGGCTTGTCCATCCCCGGATAATTAGATGCGCCTAAATCTGACTAGCAAGGTCGATCGCCAGCCCAGCGATTACGGCCGCAGCGGGCGCTCAGCTGCAGCGCGTTATGAGCAGCTGCGTGGCAACCGCTCGCCGTTCCTGCAACGTGCTCGTGATTGCAGCAAGGTCACACTGCCTGGTCTTATCCCAGACGAAAACTACGGCGATCACGGCAGTTTCAAGACGCCATACCAAAGCCTTGGAGCCCGCGGGGTTAATTACCTGGCAAACCGCCTGCTTATCACCCTGTTCCCGCCTAACAGTGCGTTTTTCAAATTGGAGGTTGATGGCCTCGCGTTGCGCATTGAGCAGGCAGGGCCTGAGATTAAAACCGAACTAGACAGCGCGCTGGTAAAGGTTGAGCATGCAGTGATGCAAGTAATGGAGCTGGCCAATGGCCGCGCCTCATTGCACGAAGCCTTTAAGCATTTGCTCGTCGGCGGCAACGCCCTGCTGTACGTCTCCGAAGAAGGAATACGAGTTATCCATCTGGATCGTTATGTGCTTGTGCGTGACCCTATGGGCCACGTCACTGAGATTGTGGTTGAGGAAGAGGTCTACCCAGAGGCCCTTCCCACGGGATTCATCGACTCGGAGGAGGATTATGAGGACGATGAATACGACGAAGACGAACCGGCGCAGCGGACGCTGAAGATTTACACCTGCGTCAAGTTCTACGACGGGCAGTGCCACTGGTATCAGGAGTGCAAAGGGCGTGAAATCCCAGGCACTCATGGCATGAGCTCTGAGGAAAACAGCCCCTGGATTCCGCTGCGCTTTGATCGCACGGACACTGAAGAGTACGGTCGCTCATACGTTGAGCAGTACTACGGCGACTTGCTGGCGCTGGAGTCGCTGTATCAGGCGGTCTTGGAAGGCAGTGCTGCCGCGGCCAAGATTCTGTTTTTGGTCAATCCCAACGGCACCACTCGCCCGCGCACGCTGGCCAGTGCAGCCAATGGCGCGATTGTGCAGGGCAATGCCCAGGACGTCACAGTCATCCAGAGTCAAAAGGGGCAAGATCTGCAGATTGCAAGCGCAACGATTGACCGCATCGAGGGTCGTTTGCAGTTTGCGTTCATGCTTAACACTGCAATTCAGCGCCCAGGTGAACGTGTGACAGCGGAGGAAATCCGCTACATGAGCCAGGAACTAGAGGCGTCAATTGGCGGCCTGTATTCCATCCTGACGCAAGAGTTGCAGCTGCCGTTGGTGCGCAGGCTGATGCACATTTTGAACAAGCAACGCAAGCTGCCTGCTTTCCCGAATGGCAGCAGCGGCGAGCCACTGGTCAATCCAAAGCCTGTGACAGGTCTTGAAGCCATTGGCCGCGGCGATGACCGCAACAAGCTGATTGAGTTCATCACAGCAGCCCAGACCACACTTGGCCCTGAGGTGATGATGCAATACATCAACGTCGATGAGGCGCTGCGACGCCTGGCTGCTAGCGGTTCGATTGATACAACGAACTTGGTTAAAACAAAAGAACAGCTACAACAGGAAGCGGAAGCTGCTGCACAAGCGCAGCAGCAGTCAATGGAGCAGCAACAGCTGATGGACATGATGAAGTCCCCAGCCGCTGCACAAATTGCCAAGAACTACACCCAACCAGGAGCTACCTATGGCCCCCAGTTCACGGAAGAAGGCGGAGTCCCCGGACCCCAGCCCAACGCCCTCCCAGACGCAGTCGGAGGCGCCGGAATCCCTAGTGGGCCCGCCGGCATCGCCGGAGCCGCCGGCTGAGTACGAAATTATTCAGATCGGCGAAGTCCCTGAGCGCAAGGTTGTTGAAGTAGAAAAGCCTGTCGTCACTGTTGATGACGACGGCGTTATCCAGATCAAATAAGGAGAGCACATGCCTGAAGCAATCACCATCAAAAGTGATCCCGCACCCGCAATGGCGCCCGATCAGGAGCAAGCTCCTGAAGGCGATATTCAGGTACAGGGCGAGGAGCCACTTCTTGCTGGCAAGTACAAAACCGTTGACGATCTGGTCAAGGGCTACAAGGAGCTTGAAAGCGAGCGCAACCGCCCGGAGCCAGAGCCCGAGGCAGTTGCTGAGGAAGCAGAGCCAGCCGAGCAGTCCGACGATGCTCCCGATGCCAATTCTATCTACGGGGAATACATCGGCTCACGCCTGACTGAGGCTGGAATTGACTTCCAAAACATGAACAGCCGCTGGCAGGAAACTGGCCAGCTGTCTGACGACGACTACAACGAGCTCGGCAATGCTGGCTTTGGCCGTGACATGGTCGACGCCTATCTGTCTGGCTTGCAGTTCCAGCAGTCGCAGGACTCTGCGCTGGCTGCACAGCAAGTCATGCAGATCAAGTCTGAGTTTGGCGGCGAGCAGGCCTATCAGGACATGATCCAGTGGGCTGGCGAAAACCTGTCAGAAGGCGAGCAAAAGGCTTTTAACAAGTCGATTGCTTCTAGCGACATGGACCAGGTCCGCTTTGCAGTTGCTGGCCTGCAGAGCCGCTACTCATCACAGACCGGCGTCGAGCCGCGTCTTGTCGGTGGTCGCTCCTCCCGCACTAGCGAGGCCAAGTTCGAGTCAACAGCTCAGCTGGTCGAAGCAATGCAGGATCCTCGGTACAAGACAGATCCGGCATACCGAAGAAAGCTGGAGGAAAAGCTCTCTCGGTCAAATGTCTTTTAAGATGTAGGTCGAGCATGAAGAGGGGCCCCTGGTTTACCCAGGGGTTTTTTCTTGGGTATATTTCTGTTACCTAGACCCTCTCACGGAAG